CTTGTTCTTCTTCTGTAATCTTCTCAACAGGCATCTTGCAATCTTTACACAGTTCTGCTTTGTTATAGTTCATCTTAATTGCTCTATTAAATCAATCATATCCCTTCTGAAGGTAGGGTCGGCTTTATAATTGCCTGACAACATTCGTAACATGCGGTTTATAATTTGTCCGTTGTTCATCCTCTTGTCTACTGGCTTGCTTTCTGACTTGTTTATCTTTCCGTATGTTTGATTGTAGCTCATTAGTATCTCACCTTTGGGTTTGCTTTTAAGTATGTTACCTCTAACATTCTGTCTAAATTTTCTCCTTGTTTCATTACGTCTCGCATTGTAATTAACATTTGTGTAGCGTCGTGTAAACATTGTTCTACATACTCTCGTAGCTTTTTAGCCTCAAAATCTAAAGGTTGTGGATAGGCTTTGTTAAAATCGAGCATTGATTTTTGACAAGCATCTTTTACTTTTACATATCTCTTGTATTTATCGTCCAAATCCCTTGCTAACGATTGTGTTTCAACCCCTGTGGCCTGAATATATTTTGCGTATCGCATTCGCTCTCTTGGGTCTACTGGTCTCTTTTGAACTGGCTTCTTGCAATCACCACATTTTTCTACTGGTTTGCTGCATTCTCCACACTTCTTTATATGTGAATTGCTCTCTAACTCGTTTTCCGACACGTTACTCCCTATGTTTTCATCTTGTTTTGCCATTGATACAGTTTGCACTGTCGCCTCTGGGTTGGCAGGGCTATCCCCTACCCAGCTTACACTCCATAATCCTAACTTGTCAATCTTGGTAAAGCAGCTCTCTCCTGGTGGGCATACCTGATTCTGGCTAAGTGCCTCTCCCCTGATACTGCTGGCTCCCTTACTTCCAAACTCTTGAATCTCCTTCCATATCTTATCATGCATGTCCAGCTTGTTGTGGATTCCTACCTTCAACAATACCTTACCATCCTTGATACGCCAAGCAAGTGGCTGGCCTATCGGTATCTCATCATGCTTGTAGGCATAGATTCCATATTTCATATAGAAGTTCATTGACTCCTTCAAAGTCTCTGTGGGAATCATATCACCCTGCTTATCGACGATGGGAGACGAGATGAAGGTGTCCATTACCCTATTATTGTACCAATTTCGAGAAGTTGACCACTCACTGTCCGCTTGCTTGTACAATAAATCACTCATCGTTTGCACACCTATATCATCCTTTAAAACTGTTTTGCCATTGTTTATAGCATCGTGGACACATGATTAAATTAGGATTGTCCTCCGTGTAGACCGAGGCCCACCATCCCGCATGGGGATTTCTGGCTGCCCTGCACTTGCCGCACTTCATTTATTCGACCCCCATTGCCTTTTTCCAATCTGCCAATGTTTCTTTAGCTTCCTTACTGGTATTACAATATCCTGTGCAGGTTTTGGTCTTGCCATCATGGCCACCGCCCCATCCTCTACAAGGTAACTGTTCAATTAATTCCTTATTTAATTTAGAAGTGTCAACGTGGTCAACTATTAGTCGGCCATCGCATTTAGGAAATTTACCATTGTCCTCGTATTCCCAACAGTAGCCCATTACTTCTTCCTCCTTGATACTATCCAGACAGATTCCATCTTGGCTCTCTTCTTCCAAGGAAGTTTAGTAATGCTTACTCCCTCGGCTGGAGTATTAGTGTCCCACATCCTGTTACCTTTGACTACCATGTAATGACAACCTGCTGATATTAGAAACCAGTTCTTGCCTCGCTTTCCGTGTGTCGCTTTAATCCATTGCCTGAATGTCTGGCTGTAACTATACATTTTGGGTTTGCTTTCCATGTCGTATCCATATCTCTCCAATGCTCTTCGCATGGATGGATTGCTCATTCCTTTGATTGTCTTTACCTTCTTTGCTGGTCTGAACATCCTGCCCCTGCCTTTGCCGAACAGACGCATAGTGCCTTTTTGGTTGACATGTTTCAACAGGTCCTTCTCTACCATGTCGTATCTCTTTCCAGTAAGTACTGTCAATGCAGTTGGTCCACACCAAGACTGTCCGTTGGGATTATGATGTCTCCTACCTTTCTTGTTTCTAATGGGCCTTGGCTTGGCTGTAAAGCTATCTAATGTTAATTGTTTCATGGATTCTCCAACATCATTCCATAAACGTGCGCCCAGCTAATTGCTTCATCAAGTAATTCAAACAATTCAAAGGTACCTGTTCCATCTGGAGTAATTGCTTCATCGCATCTATCGAATACTCTGTACTTACCATTGGCCAAAGCCCTGACTATCATTGTAGTGTAGCCTGTGGTTCTGTTGTTCTTGTAAGTGTGCTTCCAAGCGATGTTCACTACCACCACCCCCAACAATTTGTGCAAACCGTTCTGGAGCGATTCATTTTCGGATTATCACATTTACATGTGTGTCGTTCTGGACTCATGCTAACCACTTCCTTATTGGTACCCATGTGTTCTTTCCTTTTAGAACCTCGTATATCTTGGTGGTTCTCCTGCATGGCCCAGTCCACTTGCTCTTTGGAGTCATCAGTCCATTGGACCCTTCAACCATTTTGCCTGTCCACTTTGGTGTGGCTATCCTTGCATATCTTAGCTGGCCTTTGTTAGGCCCTCGCGTATATAGTACTACATTCTTTACTTTACCGAATTGCCAAGCGTAGTTTGGCTTATGGTAATGTACGAACTTTCCTACCAGTTTTTGCATGTCTTTTTGCATTTGTCTCTAACCTTGTTTTTACCCCAAGGCAAAACAAGACAGGCGGGGCGGGTTATATAGCCTTCCCCTACTTTTTTCGCTTATTCTCTAAGAAAAGGCACTTTTTGCAGTTAATATGATACAAATCCCTTGGTAATTTCTTGTATTCTGATTCAGTGCATCGGTGTCCGCAAAAGGTGTAAAGGTCCTTGCTGGGACTTCTTAGATGGCGTTTATGCATTGGTGAAGGTTACAGGAATCTTGCATCTTATTTTCTCGCCTGTGTTGGGGTCCTCGTAGGTGTACTCCGCCCACTCGGTTATGCAAAAAAGTTTATCCTTTTCTTTTTTCATAGAACTCATTTAGTCTTTTCGATTCCGTTTGGAATGCTGGACGCATGTATGGTCGTGGCCCAGGAGGTTCTGCTCTTCCCTTGTCGCCTTGAGTTGCAGGGTCTCCTCCTATGGGTTCGCCATATTCTATCTTGGAAGCATAATCTGCCTTGGCGTATATTATCTTGTGAAGCGTCTGTGATAAATCCGTCCCGATGCTGTCCCTCAATATTCCTTGGGCCACAGGCACTTCCTTCATTGCCTTCAGCATTATTGCATCGGCTGTATCGTTCATAGCTAAGTCCAGTGTCCGAGGGGATGATTGATGGGTACTGGCTATCCTTGCTGTAAGTTCGTCAATCCCCTTAATCGTCAAGGCCATTACTTGTACCCCAATACTGTGTCTGCGTCGTCGTCACCATACTTCTCCTTCCACTTCCGTTCTATATGTTTCTTGCCTTTTTCATAAAGGGCTACCCTGCGGGCCTTGCCAACCTGCTCCCTCTGAACTCTGTCTGCGTTCTTCCAGCTTAACTCGGTTTGGCATTCCTGACAAAACCCTGAGCTTAGGATATGTACCCTCATCGCTCCTGCACTGCATTTCTTGCAGTTTTTCATACTGCCCTCGCCAGTACTGTCCTCTGATTGGGGTGCATCAGTGCGCTACCCTGGAGGTTCCATTTGTTTCCATAGTGCTTGTGTCCTACTTTCATTTGCAATTCCTTAAGCTCGCTAAGAGAGAGACCTTGCTTGGGTATCAGCCTGTCCAGCTCCTTGTGGGCATCACAGGTTCTCCTGCCCTGTGCGACTACCAGCGTGAATTTGTATTCCTCGCCAGTATCAGCCATCCTTTCCTCGTAGGCCCTCAGCCTTGCCTCATTGGAAACATGAATCAACTCTGTCCTTGCTATTCTGGTGGCCCTTACTACTGACAGGTTTATTCTGCGGTCCATTGCATTTATTATTCGGTCTATCATCGCATCCAAGTTGGTGTCCTCGACAAACGCCTCTGCCAGCACTCTCTCCAAGTCTGTCGCCAACTGCCCCGTGAACTCCTCATAGAAGGAATCAGAGCGCAGGATACCATCGTGTAATTGCCTCAGAAGGTTGGTTGCGTCGTAATTCAAATCGACTTCCACTCTTCCCTCAGCTTTCCTAAATGAGCGATTCTCCTGCTTGTAAGTATAT